ATCGGAAACGCGCGACGGGGGGTTTTTTGGTTTTGGTGGAACGAACCGGTTCGGTGTGCGGTTCGAACCGTCCCGATTCCCGAGCGCGTTATCGGCTACGATCGAGCGATGACGAACTCCTTTAAGAATCGGATCGTGGGCATCGGGGCCGAAGATCCCGAGCAGCTTCTCGCGAACCCGGGGAACTTCCGCGCCCATCCGGGGCGGCAGCGGGAGGCCCTGATCGCGCTCCTCGACGAGGTCGGGTTCGTCGCGCCCGTCATCGTGAATCGGACGACGGGTCACCTCGTAGACGGTCATCTTCGCGTCGAGCTCGCGCTATCCCGCGACGAGAAGGCGATTCCCGTTTCCTACGTCGAACTCACGGAAGACGAAGAGAGGCTCGTCCTCGCGACGTACGACTCCGTCGGGGACCTCGCGTTCTCTGATAAGGATCGACTTCGCGAACTCCTCGATTCCGTATCGTCGAACGAGGCGGCGGTTCAGACGCTCCTCTCGTCCGTCGCGACGGAGGCGGGACTCCTCGCCGCAGTCGGAACGCCCGAGGCTAAACCCGAGCACTCCGTTACGTGCCCTGCGTGCGGCGAAGTCTTTAGTCCGAAGAGGTAACGATGGGAACCCGAGGACCTCAACCGAAACCGACGGCACTCCGAATCCTCGCGGGTGAGACGTCTCCGAGCGTGATCAACTATGCGGAGCCGATCCCTGAAGGCGGACCGCTCACTCCTCCGAAGGATCTTCGAGACGATGCTCGGGTCGTATGGGAGCAGGTCGTCCGCGCACTCGGAAAGACGGGCGTCCTCACGTCCGCCGATCGGCATATCCTCCGCCTCTACTCCGAGGCGATGGCGCGATACGTCGAGGCGGAGACGATGCTCTCGAAGACGGGCCCGCTCATTAAGGGACGAGACGGGAACCTCGTAAAGAATCCTCTTCATCAGATCGTCCGCGATAATGCGGACGCGGTGAAGAAGTACGCCCGGGAGATGGGGCTCACGCCCGCGGCGCGGGTGGGCCTGAGAGGAGAGATCGATGAAAACGCGAACTCGGCGACGTCGAAGCTCGACGCCATCATCCGCGCAGCTCGCCGCGCCTAAGCCTGAAGGCGAAGTCGTCGCGGACTTTATCGAGTCTTTCTGCCGCCTCTCGAAGGGCGACGGCGCAGGAGAACTAATCCGCCTCCGAGATTGGCAGAAGGAGATCCTCTCGGAACTCTTCTCGCATCGTGAGGACGGTCGCCGTAAGTATCGCCGCGGCCTTCTCCTAATGCCGAGAAAGAACGGCAAGTCTATCCTCGCATCGGGCGTCGCGCTCTACTCACTCTTTACCGAAGTCGGAGCCGAGGTCGCCATCGTCGCCGGGGATAGGGCTCAGGCGAGAATCGTCTTCCGCGAGTGCGCTCGTATGGTGGAGCTCGATCCGAACCTCTCCCGAAAACTTCGCGTGATGCGCGACGTCATCGAGTATCCCGAGACGGGCTCCGTCCTACGCGTCCTTTCGTCGGACGCTTCACGCGCCGAGGGTTACAACTTCTCGACCGTCATCTTCGACGAGATCCACGTCCAACCCGACGACCGTCTATGGGCGACGGTAAACCTCGGATCGGGTACGCGAAAGAATCCTCTCGTCCTCGGCATCTCAACCGCGGGCGCGCGAACGGACTCACGCGGTCAGGACTCTATCTGCTATCGCCTCTTCCAATACGGGATGAGACTTCAGTCAGGGGAGGTTCAGGACGACGCCTTCTTCTTCCGATACTTCCACGCCTCCGAGGAGATCGCGTGGGATTCGCCCGAGGCGTGGGCCGCGGCGAACCCTGCGTTCGGAGACTTTCTCGATCCCGAGGACTTCGCCGCCGCCGCGAAGTCAATCCCGCGAGACGAGTTCGAGACGAAGCGTCTTAATCGTTGGATTCAGCGCGCGACCTCGTGGCTCCCGACGGGCTCCTTCGAGAGGCTCGAGTCTCCGCGCCGTCTCATCCCGGGCGAGAAGATCGTGGCGGCGTTCGACGGATCTTTCGACGGCGACGCATCGGTTCTCTGCGCCGCGACGCTCGATGGGCACGTCGAACCCCTTCTCTGCTACGAGCGTCCGATCGACGATCCTCATTGGCGCGTCGATATCTCCGAGGTAGAGGCGGCGATCCTCGAGCTCGCGAAGAAATACGAGATCGTCGAGCTCGCGGCGGATCCGTTCCGTTGGGCGAGGAGCCTCGAGATCCTCGAGCGCGAAGGGCTCCGGGTCGTCCACTATCCGCAGTCGCCCTCCCGTATGGTCGCCTCGTCTCAGGCGTTCTTCGAATCCGTCACGCAGGGGACGCTCACGTGGGGCGGGGAACCGAACCTCTCGAAGGCTCTCGTTCGGCATCTCGCGAATACGACCGTCAAGACGGATCGTTTCGGGCCGCGCATCGTCAAGGAGCATCGCGGATCTCCGCGAAAGATCGACCTCGCCGTCGCGGCGGTTATGGCATTGGATCGGGCGCGCTATTATGCGTCAGAGGCGGAGAAGCCGTCCCGAAGTGTGGAGTTTTTTAGCCTATGATTTCGAACGTCCTCGAACTTTCAGGCGTCGCCCTGCTACTCTATGCGGCGTACCTCGTTCATCCCGCGTCCATTATCGGACTCCTCGGGATCGCGCTAATCGTCATCGGATACGAGAGGGGTAAGAAGTGAGCATTATTCGCCGCGTTCTCGGAACGAATAACGAGGAGCGAAACCTTAACGGGCTCGGGCTCATCCCTTCCGCCTTCGATCGCGTTCCGGGACTTAGCGCGCCTCTCGTAAACGAGAACTCCGTTCTCGGACTCTCGACCGCGTGGGCGTGCGTAACGATTCTCGCCGATATCATCTCAACACTCCCTCTCGATTCTTACGTTCGCGATAACGGTCAGCGTCGCCCGTATCGACCCGGAGGATCTAAACCCGAGTGGATGATTACACCGATCCCCGGATCTAATACAACGATTAACGAAACCATCTCTCAGATTACGGTCTCGCTTTATCTTTCGGGGAACGCCTATATCTTCGCACCTCGCGACCCCGACACTCTCGCGCCGTTGGAGGTAAGGGTCCTCGATCCTCGTTCGGTAGACGTGAAGTACGAAGGACGCGACGTCATCTATACGATTCGCGGCGGCGCAGAGTCGCGACAATACGGACCCGAGACGATTATCCATATTCCATTGATTACGATTCCGGGTCAGGCGAAGGGCGTTAATCCGCTCGAAGCTTTACGAAATACCCTCGGCCTCGGAATGACGCTCGACTCGTCCGCCGCCGCGTTCTTCGCGACGGGCTCTACTCCGACGGGCATCATCGAGACTCCCGACACCTTGACGGCGGATCAGGTGAAGACGCTCAAGGAGGGATGGTTGCGCCATCATACGGGCGCGAACGCTCATACTCCGGGCGTCCTTTCAGGAGGCGCGACCTTTAAGGCTCTCTCCTTCCGCCCTGAAGACGCGCAACTCCTCGCCTCGCGAGAGTTCACGGTGAACGAGATCGCCCGCATCTTCCGAGTTCCGCCGCAGCTTCTCGCAGTTACGACTCCGGGCGCGATGTCGTATTCATCCGTCGTCGAACTGAACGCCGCCTTCGTCTCCTATACGCTACGCCCGCTCGCGGAGAAGATCGAGCGCGCTCTCTCTCTTCTTATCCCTCTCCCTGAAGCGTTCGCTCGTCTATCAATGGACGCTCTTCTCCGAGGCTCAACGCGCGATCGGTATGAATCAATGAGGATCGGCGTTTCCGAAGGTTGGCTCTCGATTTCTGACGTAAGGCGTCTCGAGGACCTCGCGCCGATTGACGACGCATCCGCGAACGCATATCGTCAGCCGCTCGCTCAGGCCGACTCTGCGATCGCATCCGCGCAGCAAAAGGCGAACGTTTACTCCGCCCTCATCGGATCGGGTATGGACCCCGCAGAGGCTAAGAGGATCGCGAAACTATGACGTTCACCTCTCGGCATATCACCATCGGAACGGCGGCGGTCGCCATCGGAACGGCTACGCCGAAGAATACGCACGAGCTCACGATCGAGTCGAACGATAATAAGACGGTCTTTATCGGCGCATCGGACGTCACGGTCGGGGGAGGATTCGAGATCGTAAAGAACGCGGTCGTTCCCGTGAAGATCGCGAATGGCGATATTCTTTACGCGATCTCAGACGTCACGGACGCCGTAATCTCCGTCTTCGATTTTCAGGTGGACCCGTGATCCTGATCTTCGATATCGACGGAACGCTTACGACGAGCGGCGATACTCCGAACGAACCCGTTATCGCGAGGCTCCGCGAAGAGGCCGAGAAGGGCGAGAGGATCTTTATCGTCTCAGGACGCGCCGTCGCCCGGATGGACGAGACGAAGGCGTGGCTCGCAGAGAACGAGATCCCGTACGAGGCGATCTACCTTCAGGACTTCTCGGAAGATTCGAGCCTCCCCGTGATCGAGGCGTTTAAGGCGTACAAATACTCGAAGCTCCTCGAAGAGTTCGGCGATCAGATCGGCTACCTCGTGGACGACGACGCCGAGGCGCGAGACGCCGCCGAGGGGATGGGGATCAACGCCTACGGCCCCGAGGCGTTCGTTCGTCTCTCCGCCCGAGCGATCGATCCCGACGGCTACGAGCCCACGGCAGAGATGCGCGCAGAGGCCGAGCAGGGTCTCGAGTGGCGGCGAGAGTTCGGGCGTGGGGGTACGGATATCGGGATCGCACGAGCCCGAGATATTTCGAACGGACGACGACTTCCATATGAGACGGTCGTCAGGATGTCGTCTTACTTCGCGCGTCACGAAGTCGATAAGGAGGCTCAGGGATTCCGCCCGGGCGAAGACGGCTATCCTTCGAACGGTCGTATCGCGTGGGCTCTATGGGGAGGAGATAGCGGGATGGCGTGGGCGTCGCGTATCATCCGAGAAGCGTCCGCAGAAGACGCGCAACGAAACGAAGGAGACGAGATGGCGATCGAGTTCCGACGCACAACGGCAGAACTACGAGCCGTGGACGAGGACGGGTTTACGTTCGAAGGTATGGCGGCAGTCTACGACTCCCCATCCGCGGAAGGCACGAACCCCGAGATCGTAAAGAAGGGCGCGTTCGCTCGCTCTCTCGCCGCCGCAGGGCGCGGAGAGTGGGACGTGAAGGCGTACGCCGATCATAATCCCGAGCGTCTCCTCGGCACGACGAAGACGGGAACCCTCGAGCTCGAGGATCGCGAGGACGGCCTCCTCGCCCGCATCCGCCTAAACCCGAACGTCTCGTTCCATCGCGACCTCGCAGAAATCGTCCGCACGATGGGGAAGTCCCTCGGGCTCTCCTTCGGGTTCTACTCCACGAACGCGAATAAGGTAAACGAAGAGGGCGTCCGCGAACTCCGCGACGTGAAGCTCGTCGAGGTCTCCGCCTTGACGGGGCTCTCGCCCTACTATCCGTCCACAATCTCGACCGTATCCGTCCGATCCCTCGCCTCCGAGGCGGGCCTCGAGATCGAGCCTCTCCGCGCCGCGGTGAACGCGCTCCTCTCCGGGGACGTCTCCGAGGATCAGGCTCGCCTCCTCGCCGAGGCGATCGCCGCAGTCGTCGCCGAAGACGAGGCGGAGAAGATGGAAGATATCGTCGAAGGCGAGGTCGTCGCTGAAGAGACTCCCGAGGAGATGATCGTCGAAGAGTCCGCGCCGCGCAGCGTCCCGCGATCCACGCGGGAGAAAGAGATCGAACTCGCGAAGCGCGCGCTACGATAACAAAACCGAAACGCTAAGGGCGATCGTCTAAGGGCATTAGTACCGCACGAGTCGCGCCGCCGGGACGGGTGTTTAATAAAAAACAATAGTGAAGAAAGGGTGAAACTATGTCTGTCGTCAATCAGCTACACGACGCCTACCGACGCGATTTCGAGGCCGCTAAGGCTCTCGTTTCCCGCGCATCGGAAGAGGCTCGAGAACTTTCCGCAGAGGAAGAGGCTCAGTATTCCAAGCTGAACGAGGCTATGGATTCTAAGCTCGCGAAGATCGAGGACCTAAAGAAGGGCGAGGAGCGTTCAGCGAAGCTCTCCGCCGTGATCGGGGCCGTCGAAGTCGCAACTTCTAAGACGATCGAGAATGACGCCGACGCTCTTCGCGCCTTGATTAAGGGCGACAAGCGAACCGCTAACTTCGAGATGCGCGCACTCGCAACCGCAACCGCGACCACTCCCGTGACGTTCGCCGACTTTGTCGTCGAGCAGCTCGTGAACGACAACGTTGTATATGCGGGCGCAACGAAGATCCGCACAACCGATAACCGAAACATCACCGTTCCAATCCTCGCAGGTACGGCCCCGGCGGCGGCATTTGTCGCTCAGGGTGGCACGATCAGCGCGGCGGACCCGGTGTTCACCTCGATTACTCTCGGATCGTTCGCCGCAGCTACCTTGACGCTCGCGTCACGGGAGCTCGTGGATAGCGCAGGGTTTAACCTCGTGGAGTACGTGGGACGAGCCGCAGGTGCTCAGATCGCGCAGCTCGCAGGGTCAGCCTGTACTCTCGGAACGGGTACGCTTCAGCCTACGGGCTTCATTAGCGCACTCACGACCGCGGGCGCACTTACGACCGCAACGAAGGGCGGAACGGTCACGGCGACCTTCTTCGACCTTCTCGACGTTCAGTCCGCACTCTACGCACTCGCTCCGAAGTACCGCAACGCGGCGACCGCGTGGCACGTATCAACGGGCGCAGCGCGAAAGATGCGTGGATTCCAAGATCTAAACGGTCAGTTCGTATGGCAGGCGTCGCAGGCTGCGGGTCAGCCTGAAACCCTCCTCGGCTACCGCGTGATCGAGAATCCATATATGGCGGCGGTCGCCTCGGCCTCTAAGTCCGTGGCGATCGTTCACGAGCCTTCGATCTATATCCGCGAGGCAGGTAATCTGTCCGTGGCGACGAGCGAAGATCGTTACTTCGAACTTAACTCGATCGGTATCCGATCGATCTATCAGTTCGACTCGAACCTCCCAGACGGGGCCGCAGGTCGAGTACTCGTCTCAGCTAATACCTGATGACGGCAGAGTCGCCGTAAGGTAGACTCTCGGAGAGGGTCCTCGGGGAAACCCGAGGGCCCTCTCCATTTATAGGAGCAGGAGAGGAGGACGGAGGCGATGGCACTTCGCGTAGCGATCTCAACGAACGCGCCGTGGGTAGGCTCGGGGTACGGTGCTCAGATGGCGGAGCTCGGACCGCGGATGAAGGCGGACGGGCACGAGGTATCAATCCTCGCGAACTATGGACTCTCGGGAACCGTCCTCGATTGGAACGGGATCTCCGTTTATCCGCAGGGGATCGACGCCTATTCGAACGATCTTCATCCCGCGCAGATGGCGCGGATTCAGTCAGAGACGAAGGATCGTCCGTTTCTGGGGGCTACGCTCTTCGACGTATGGCCTCTAAAGAATCCCGAGTGGGATAACGTCCCTCTTCTTTCGTGGACGCCGATCGATCACTCGCCCGTCACTCCCGAAGTTCTTCAGTTCTTCCGCCGTGGCGGCCGTAAGTGGGCGGTCGCGATGAGCCGATTCGGGGAGACGGAACTTCTTAACGCGGGACTTCCGCGCGATCAGGTCTTCTACGCGCCGCACTCATTTAATCCCGAGGTATGGCGACCCGAAGGCGAGACGATGCGTAAGACGATGAGCATCCCGGAGGACGCGCATCTCACGTGGATAAACGCCGCGAACAAGGGCTCCACCCCGGTTCGGAAATGTTGGAGTGAGCAGCTTACGGCGTGGGCGATTTTCGCCGCACGTCATCCCGACGCATATCTTTATCTTCATACGGATCTCTCAGGGATGGCGCAGGGCGTCGCGCTCGAGCCGCTAATGAACGCGCTCAAGATGCCGCGAGATCGAATCCGTATCGTTCCCCAATACGAATACAGAATGGGCATTGATCAAAAGACGGTCTCGAATATTGCGCGCTCCGCGGACGTTCTCCTTCACGCGACGCGCGGGGAGGGGTTCGGTGTAAGTCAGATCGAGTCTCTCGCATCGGGCGTCCCGATCATCTCGACGAGGTGGACGGCGATGACGGAACTCGTAGGCGCGGGATGGCTCGTCGAGGGTCAGGTCGAATGGGATTCGTTTCAGGGCTCGTGGTGGAAGGTCCCGAATATCGACGCGATCGTCGCCGCGCTCGAGGCCTCGTACGCCCTGAAGGGCGATACGGAGGGCTCCGCCGCGATGAAGGCTCAGGCCGTCTCGTTCGCCGAGCAGTACGCAACGCCCCGGGTATACGATGAGCATTGGAAGCCGATCTTCGAACGGATGGAGGTCGAGCTTAAGAAACCCGTCCCGATGGGCGGGGTGAATCGGGAGGAGCGGCGAAAGGCCCTCCGAAAGGGGAAGAAGTGAGCGAAGTAACGGTTATCACGGCATCGCTCCCGGATCGATCGTCGCAGCGCGAAGAATGTATTCGCAGCGTAGCGTCGCAGATTATTAAACCTGCGGATCACCTGATCGCCATTGACTATCAAAAGATCGGAGGGTGGCGGCCTCGAAACGTCCTCGCCTCGCAGGTCGAGACGGAGTGGACGCAGCTCCTCGATGACGACGATCTCCTTCTTCCGAATCATCTCGAGACGATGCTCGATCACGCCGAAGGCGCGGACGTCGTCTACTCCTACGCGACGGTTATCGGAGATCCTGCGTTTAATCTTTATAACCGTCCCTTCGATCCCGATCTCCTGCGAACGACTTCGATCGTCTCGCACGTCGCGATGGTGCGAACGGAACTCATCCTCGATCTCGGCGGGTTCGATAACGTCAAGGGCTACGATTGGCGTTTCTGGGTTAAGGCTCTCGATGCCGGGGCGAAGTTCGTCTCCGTTCCCGACGTGACGTGGATCTATCGTCTCAACCCTGAATGGGTTCACGAATCCCGTCCGTGAGGCGCGCAGTCATCCTCGCCGCGGGTAAGGCGACTCGTCTCGGCGGTACGAATAAACTTCTCGTAGAGGCGGGCGGCGTCCCCGCGCATCGTTGGCACGAGAGGCTCCTCCGAGGCATCCCGACGACGATCGTCACGAGAACGGATGACGTGAAGGCAGTCGCCGAGGCTACTCCGTGGGCGAGGGTCATCGCGCACGACGAGACGGACGGACCCGTCGGAGCCCTGCGCGCCTACCTCTCGATTACGCGATGGCCCGCAGAGGAGACGATCGTCCTCTTCGCAGATACCCTCCTCGCCCCGCAACCTCTCCCCGCGGGCTCGTGGGTTGGAGTCGCCCCTGCGCCCGCTCGGACGTGGGATCTCCCGTCACGGTGGGGATGGACGCGAGGGAAACCCTATCTCGCAGTCTGCGTGGGGATCTACGCCTTCGCCTACCCGGAGCGTCTATACGCCGCGATTCGCGCGATCGCGATCGGACCCGAGGTCCCGTTCTCTGATCTCCTTCAGCGATACTCTCTCGATACGCAGCTTCACCAAAACACCGTCCGAGGGTGGCACGATGCGGGAGATCCTGCGGCGATCGCCGCCGTCCCCGACTTTGAGAACGTGCTCTCCGAAGATCCGACGAAGTCCGACGTCGTCGGATGGGTTGATACGGCCCTCACGAGGTAAGATAACCGCGCGCGACCGCGCGAAGAGAAGGAGATATCGTGGCGATTGTGAACGGATACGTTACTCGGAACGACGTCCAACAGGCCCTCGGGCTCGGGACGGCTACGCTCGTCCCTGATTCCGAGGAGATCGATCAGGTCGTCACGAGCGTCTCTCGTGCGATTGATGATTATTGCGGGCGGTTCTTTTACTCCGTCGCGGGAACCGTGACGTTTACCGCGGATAACTATCTCTTTCTCCCGATCGGAGATTGGAGCGCGGTTACTTCGATTAAGACGGACGAAGACAATGACGGGACGCCCGAGATCACGCTCACGGCGGGAACGGATTATCGCCTCGCGACGAATAAGGTCGTCCCCGGATGGCCCTATACGGCGATTCAGATTACGAGCTTCGGATCGCATACCCTCCCGCTCGGCGTCACGGAAGGCGTGGAAGTGATCGGGACGAGAGGGTGGACCGCTATTCCTGAACCCGTGAAGGCCGCATCTCTCCTACAGAGTTCGAGGGTTCACGCGAGGCGTCAGACGCCGTTCGGCGTCGCAGGTTCGCCCGAGGGCGGAATCGTACGCCTCCTCTCGCGCCTCGATCCTGACGTGGAGCTAATGCTCCGCCCTTATCGAGTCGTTCGCGAGGCGGTCTAATGGCATTCGACGACGCGACGATCCTCGAGGCTCTCGCGGCGCATATTAAGGCGGCGACTCCGCCTACGGGCGAAACCCTGAAGCAGTCCTTCGCCTACCCTCCCGACGGGATGGGCGCGACCCCTGCGGTCGTCCTCTACCCGGGCGGCGACTCCATCGCCTACGGAGCTTCGAATCGGCAGACGAACCTCTCCGTAAACGCGACCCTTTATCTCCCGCTCGTGGAGTACGCGCGGAACTATAAACGGACGGCGAAGTGGCGCACGTGGCTACGCGACGTCCTCCTCGACGGCGTCCAACTTAACGGGACTAATGGAGTCTCTCAGGCGTCCGTCGTCTCGACTAATGTAGACTCGTCCGAGTACGGGGACGCCCCGTTTATCATCGTGACGGCTAATATTCAGATCATCGGGGTCGAGGTCATCGCCCCGTCCGCATAAAGAAGGAGTAAGAACGTGCCGAGCGCGAATACGGGTTCGATTCTTTTCGCATCGCTCATCGGTAAGGCCGAGGGAACCGCGGGGACTTCTCCTTCGTTCGCTTCGGGCGGACGAAAGTTTCTCGTTGAGCCTACGGGACTGATTACTCTCGGGCAGACGTGGGAGCTTGGCGAGGAGCGATCCATCGCCTACCGCGCGCCTATCATCGCAACTCAGGCGACGCTCATTTCGAACGAGCCCGAGATCTCCGTCTCCGTCCCTGCGGTATCCGTAGACGAGGCGTCGATCTGGCTCGGGATGGCGTTCGCTCCTTCGATCTCCGGGACCGCGGCCCCGTATACGTGGACGACGGACCCTTCGAACGGAACCGCATCGCAGTCTCCGACTTCTTATTCGTTCATCTCGCAGGACGCGCTCGGCGGGACGACGACGGGCGGTAACGCCTACCTCATCAACTACGCGATGCCAACGGAGATCACGATCTCCGCGGAACGCTCAGGACTAACCTCTCTCAGCGCGACGCTCTTCGCGCAGAACGTCGCCGAGACGACGACGAACCCTGCGGCATCTACCGCGATCCCGACGTCCGTCTTTATGCCGGGGCGACTATGGAAGGTCGCAGTCGGAACCGCACTCGCGACGGGAACTTTCACCGATTACGGGTACGCCCTCGACTTCGGGCTCACGATGCAGACGGGCCTCGCGAAGTGGAGCGCGCTCAACGGAACCGCGACGATCTCGGGTCACGCAGAGACGGCGCGTCTCGGCGGTGAGCTTACGATGACGGTTCAGTCCAACGCTTCAGCATCCGACGAGTTCTTTAAGGATCTCGGAACGCAGAAGTTTATTCGCCTCACGTGGACGGACGGAACGTATTCCCTCACGATCTACCTCTCGACCGTCGTCTCAGATGTAACTCCTATCGCAGGTGAAGACGAAGGCATTACGACGATGACGGTCACGGCACGAATCGCAACAGATCCCGTGAGCCTGAAGCCGTTTAAGGTTGTGGCAGTTAATAGCGTGAGCGCGCTCCCGTAAGTTCTTCGGGAGGCGAGAAGAAGGAGGCAACGTGAGCGAGGTACGCGCAGATCGTAAGATCAGGATCGAACTAACCGCGCCATTTGACGGATGGTGGGCGGAGATGAGACTTCACGTCCCGTTCAGGCTCGCAGTAATGCTCGAGTCTGATTCTCCGACGGATCGCGTGAACGCGATTAAGTCGATCATCGTCGCGCACAACTTCCGCGAAGAGGTGGGATACGAAGATCCGATCGAGGACGTTCTCCTCGCCCCGGATGATGCGATCTCGCAGCTCCTCGAGAAGTGGGGAGCACTAAAGGCGGCCCTCCCTTCCGCGTAAGGCGGGCGGCGCAACTGATCGCCCTCGGGCGACCCGTTCGTCCTCCCGCAGAAGTCGTCGCGGTGGTGCTCGCGGAGAAGTGGGGAGTCACGCCCGCTACAATCCTCGAGATGGATTTCGGGGACGTCCTAAGATGGTGGACGATTGTCTCCGATCTCAGTAAGACGAAGGAGAGATAGTGGCCGCATCATCCCGCGTCGATATCACGATCTCGAAGGAGACGCTCGAGCAGATCTCCGGGCTATCCCTCGCGCTCGCCGCAGGGTTCGACGAGAAGAGGATCGATAAGGCTCTCGCCGCAGCCGCCCTCTACGCGGCGAAGGGTCAGGTTAAACCCGTGAAGAATGCCGCGCCCTCGAAGACGGGACGCCTCCGTCGCGCGATTTGGGCGAATCCCGTGATGAAGAATAAACCCGGAGCCTACGTTGGCATCAGGGCGGGAAAGTCCCGCGCCGATACGAAGGGCGCATATTACCGCTATATCGTCACGTCAGGGATTAAGCGCGTCCCGTACGCGATCACGCCGAACCGCAGGTCGGGAGCTCAGGCCCTCAATATCCCGGGGATCGGACTCCGCTACGGCGTGACGAGAACGTCCGCCGTCAAGGGTCGTCCGTTCGTCGAGGAGACGGTGAGCCGCAACTTCGACACAATCCTACGGATGTTCGGGGACGCTTTAGCGTCTATCCTCGAACGCGGTATCCCGAAACGCGGCGGAGTTCGCGTTCGACTCCCGAAGCCGAGGTAACGAATGGGCTCATCCGCTCAGGTCACGTTCGCATTTCTCGCGAAGGACGTCGCGTCAGGCACTATCCGCGGGCTCTCGAAGACGATCTCGGGGCTCGGGAGCGTCGCAGGGAAAGTCGGGGGCATCCTCAAGACGGGATTAAAGGTCGGGTTCGCAGCTCTCGGGGGCGTGATTACGGGCGCAGGAGCGGCCCTCGCGAAGTTCACGAAGGACGCGATCGAGGGCGCAGCGGCAGAGGCGAAGGTCGTCTCCGTCCTCAAGGCGCGAGGGCTCGCGACGAAAGAGAATATCGCGGCGATGGAGGCGATGGTTAAGTCGGGCGAGAGGCTTGCCTTCAGCGGCGACGATATCCGCGGGAGCCTACAAACCGCGACGCAGTTTACGAACAACTTCGCGAAGGCGCAGAAGATCGCGACGGTCGCGCAGGATCTCGCCCGCTCTAAGAATATCTCACTCGAGCGAGCTACGACTCTCGTCGGGAAGGCGTTCTCGGGGAACGGGAAGGCTCTTAAGAACTACGGGATTAATCTAGAAAAAACGATCTCAACGACAGAAAAAAAGAACAAGGTGGACGAGTACGGGAATAAAGTCACGGTAGACGTAGTCAAGAAAACGAAAGAGGCGGTCAAAGGTCAGAAGGCCCTCGACGCGATCCTCGGATCAGTTGGCGGAACCGCGAAAACGTACGCGACGACAACTCAAGGAGCGATTCAGGCAGCAGGGATCGCGATCCAACAGGCGGGAGAACGCGCGGTCGCGCCATTTATCCCGATCATTAACGAACTGCTCGATATCTTCTTCACGAAAGGACTCCCGATTATTGACGCCGTTTCTGGCGCGATCGCGGGCTTTATCGAGAAGAATAAAGAACTAATCTCAACCGTGATTCAGACGGCGGTCGGAATCGTCACGAACCTTATCCCGGTTCTCGTAGAGGTCGGAAAGTTTATCTTCGGGACGATCATCCCCGCGATCGTCGGGTTCGTTCAGTCACTCACGGCCCCGGGTGGATTGGTCGAGTCCGTAATGAAGGTCGTCGGGCCGCTCATTAATGATCTCGTCCCGGTGTTCCAAAAAGTCGTCGAGAATATTGTTAATCTTGGAAAGAAAGTCTTCGAGCTTATCGGTATCCTGTGGGGAGACGGAGAGGGTCCACTCGCCGCAGCGTTTAAGGGGATCGTGGGAGTCGGAACGATCCTCTTTAATATCTTCGGAGATATCGTCGGAGTGATCGGCACGGTCATCGGAGAGATCATTAAAGTCGGAAAGGCGATTATGGACTCGCCTCTCGGGTGGCTTATCAAGCAGGTCGCCGGGTTTATTGGCGGCGTGGCGGGCGGTATTGGCGGCGTTCTTCTCCCTAAAAATGCGGGAGTCGTCCCTGCGTCCGCCACGAGCGGCGGCGGACGTGATTCCGTCGGGGGTCGGGATGTCGTCGTTCGGAACGATATCTCCTTCGGGCGTGACGCCTACTCGTCTATTAATACGAATATCGGAAGCTCGACGAGATTCGCGAACGGCAGTCGCACGAACGGGAGGTAACGGATGCCATCGACGGCCCCGTACGAACTATGGATGGATCTCGTTCCGATCGCCTCGGCGATCTCGTCAGGCGGGACCGTTACCGTTACGACCTCATCGGATCACGGGATTACGCCCGGAGCCTACGTTCAGCTCGGGAGCCTCACGGGTCCGGGGACGGCATTTAACGGCGTCGCGCAGGTCGCGACCGTAACCTCGGGGAGCGCGTTTACCTGCGTCATCGGGACGGCGAGTGGGACGGCGACGGTAACGACGGCGTTTCTCTCTTACGACCTCTTTAATCCTGCGACGAACTATGCGTCGGGAACGGCGCGGAACGGCGCGCTCTACCTCGATCTCGGATCGTTTCAGATGAGCGCGAACGGGGACGGGACGGGTTCGACGATGGGGTTCGTCGTCCTTCAGGACGTCACGCCTTCGGGCGGCCCGTGGTGGACGGATATCCCCGACAACACTCGATTCAGATTCGTCAAAAAGAGTACGGGCTCGACTCCCGCGACGGACGGATCGGATGTCTTCTTTCTCGGGATGCTCACGTCACTCGACGCGAGTCTTAACGAATCAGGTCAGGGCTCTCAATGCTCCGTCTCTCTCGGCGATGTGAACGTACTCCTCGATCGGACGGGCGTCTTCGGGAAGGTCACAACCGGGGCGACGTCGAAGTATGGAGTAAACGGGGACGTCGTGCGATCCTCGAACGTGACGACGATCACGACGACCGCGAATCACGGATTCGTCGTAGGTCAGGCGATTAAAGTCTCGGGCGTAGCGGGCGGAGAAAACGCATCATTTAACGGGACGTTCAGGATCGCGACCGTTCCGTCGGCGCGGACGTTTACGTATTCCAACGCGGGAACGAACGCGCGGAATCGAGAGATGAGAATGACGGGAGCGCGCGACGGGACGAAGAACGATCGCATCGTTTTAACGGCGTTCAGCGCGGCGAATAATCCAAACCTTCAGAGTGGCGATACGATCGTTCTCAATTGGACGGGAACGCTTTCAGGATTTACGAGTAACACAACCTTTGCGCGTCTTATCCGCGGGACGTTCAGCGGCGACAAGGTCATCCGTAATAGCGCGTCGCAGATTACCGTCGTTCTCTCCGCGCCGTATAACCAGACGTGGGGATCTCTCGCCTCCGTGACGTTTTATCTGACCGCAGTTCCCGTGATTACGGACGCATCGAATAACGGTCAGTCCGTTATCACGATCCCGGGCGGCCTCTCTGAAGATGCGGCGATCGGGCAGATCCTCTCGATCGTGAATGCGTATAAGTCCGAGGACTATCCGTTCCAACGCCTCCTCTCGACGAGCGATACCTCGCAGATCGTCGGGTCTCCCGATGTCGTGAGCGGGGACGCGATTCAGTTCTCGGCGACGACCCTGCGATCGGCGATGGATACGATCATCGAGACGTTTACGACGGACGCCCGACCTCGCCGATACTTTATCGATCTCGCGGGACGACTAAACTACGAGATCATCGATACAACGGCGCAGCCGCTCTACCCGGACGCGCCCTACGCCTTGACGACGGATGGCATCGGGAGCCCGAACACGACGACAACGAAGGCGACGGTTAATCCCTTTAACCTCGAGCTCGCGTTGGATCACGATACGACGAAACAGGCCCTCTTTAATATTCCCGCGATCGGCGTCGGGGTGGGTAACGTCTCGCGAATCGTGGACTACGACGAGATCTTTAATAATGAGGGGACGGCGGTCTTTACGGCGCGCGCAGGATCTCCGAAGCTCGCGGCGGTCGTGGACTATCCGACGGCAGTAAAGAATCCGGGAGCGCAGGTTCAGCGCGCAGCGCGGTCGTTTTATCACGAGCGGTACGCGCCGCTCCTCACGGTGCGGGCGCAGTTACGAGGAGGCGGGACGGCCTCGTGGAACGCTCTCGGGTTCTCTTCGGGCTATGGCGCGAAGTCGATCGGGACGATCTCCTCGGCGTCAAGGACCGCGAGTACGGTCACGATTACAACGGCGGCAGCTCACGGCGCGGCGACGGGGGATACCGTCATCCTCGCAGGGATCACGGGAACGGCGGGGACCTCAATGAACGGCACGTTTACCGCGACGGTTACGAACGGGACCGTTTTCACGTATACCTCGGCGGGAAGTGCGGGATCGGGGACGGTCACCTCCGCGACGGGCTACGCCTACGTCCTAATCCCGCGATGGGAGCCGGGGCAATATTGCGAGGTCGTATCGAGTGGCCTCGGCCTGAACTCAACCCTTCGCCTCGAAGAGGTCTCGATTAGCCTCGAGCCCGGGTCATATAATCAGGTCATCGACTTAACGCTTAACCGTAAGTCGCCGAGCGATCTCGCGAATATCATCGCAACGGCGACGAAGTAAGGAGGGCATATGGCGCAGTTCGGATCTAATACAGGGATGGTCTCGCAGAATCTCTCGACCGTTGTAGACGGTCAGGGAAACCAGATCGTCTCGTCCGATAACTCCTTCGGCGCATCTCCTCTTGGCGTCGCAGCTCGTACTCAGGCTCTCTATGGCATCCCGAATGCGAACTTTAACCTCACGCCTCCCGACGTGACGATTCCGATTGATACCTCGAACCCTCTTCCGTATTGGGAGATCGAATCAGAAGGAGCGATCACGGCGACGATGTATTACGACGAGACGCGCTCACAATGGAGCGTGAACCTCGATCCAACCTCCGCGGGTAGCGGCGACTTTCTTACGCTCAAGGCGCGATCGTATCTTCTCAACGATTCAGGTCTTACCCTTCGCCAGAAAGCCTACGCAACGCTCGAGAAGATCGGGACGTACTCGTCCACGAATCAATGGAACCTCGTCCTCTCTGCGACGTATTACGACGCGAACGGTTCTGCCCTCTCGACGTACGCGATCGGGACGGCGGCGCAAAACGCGACGTGGACGGGAATCAATGGATTCACGACGAGCGGGACCGCGGCGATTGACGCCTCGGCGATTTATTGCGATTTCGATTTCACAATGACGGCAGTCGCAACCGTTAGCGGGACCGTTACGGCGCATCTCGACGCGCTCCTGATTCAGACGTCCGTCACGGGCGGAGGTGCTCAGTCTTTTCTCGTGACGGATACCTTTACGAGTAGCGGCACGTGGACTCGCCCTGCGGGTGTTGATTATCTCGTCGCAGTCGTCGCCGTTGGAGCGGGTGGCGGTGGAGGCGGGGGAGACGCCGCGATGGGGCTAACGGGCACTCATACCTCGTTGAGCGAAGTGCGCGGCGGTCGCGGCGGTGCGGGCGGAAGGTGGGCGATCCTACGCGACGTCAATGTCTCGGGAGTCGCGACCGTCTCAGTTGGAATCGGCGCGGGTGGCGCGGGCGGGAATGGAACCTCAACTTCGAAGGGGACGAACTCTTACACTCAGGCGACCGTCATCGGCGGAAGCGCGGCAAGCGGCGGAACGACAACGTTCGGAACGTATCTCACGGTTACGGGCGGGCAGGGCGGAGGCCGTGGATCCGACGGCGGAACCGCGTTAGGATCTGCGACGACTCCTCTTTATCCCGGAACTCCGTTCGCGCAACTCAATGGCGGTCAGGGTGGGGATGGGCGTAATAATAACGGGTTGGCGACTCAGGGAAACGTCAATCTCTATTCTCAGGTCCCGTATACGACGTCGATAAACGCCGCGGGTGCGAACGGGGCCGCAGGCACAATCTCGGGAGGGACCGGGATTAATGAAAACTCAATCGCGGGAACGGGCGGAACCGCAGGTCCCGTCGGATACGGCGGCGGCGGTGGCGGAGGTGCGCCGACGCTCGGGATTGGCCCCGATATCACTTTCCGAAACGCAGGTGTCGGCGGCGGCGGAGGAGGCGGAGGTGGGGCGAAGCTCCAAGTTAAGGGATCGTCCGTTACGTGGTCGGGAACCGCGGGCGGGGGTGGAAACGCAGGGACCGGGGCGGGAGCCGGCGGAGGCGGAGGAGCCTCGATCCTGATCTATGGCGCAAGCTCAACGGGCGCGGGCGGTTCGGTTCAGTATCGCGATTCGCAGGGGACGGTATTTTCGGGAGCGGGTGGAACCGGGACGTCCGGGGCCGTATTCGTGACGTATATCGCGTGAGGTACGTATTTCTTTCTTCGGATAGCGTCGTCGTGAATACGATCGTCGGCGTCCTCAACGATGAGCAGCTCGACGTATTTCTTCGCGACTATCGAATCCTTTTCGGCGCGGAGCGCGTTCTCACTATTGCGGATGACTCGATCGCGATTTACTCGGGAGGGCGATACGATGAGGTCGAGGGATTCCTTCCTCCGCCTCCTCCGCCGAAGCCCGAGATCGTCGAGGGCACGTTCGAGGAGATCATCGAAGAGATCGTAGAGGGGACGACTAATGACGCAGCGTGACGCGAATACGGAGATTCTCGCGAGGCTCGATCGGATCGAGAAAGACCTCGGGATGATTAAGCTCGAACTCGCGGAGACGCGCGGCGCGTATCGCCTCGCGAAGTTCGTGATCGCCCTCCTCGGAGTCTCAGGACTCGGCGGCGTAACGGCGTGGTTCGCCTCGCAGGGAAAGTAAACGATGCGGAGGCTCGAGATCCGATCGCAACTAAAGGTCGATCGGGAGGCGCGAAGAATGGGCGTATGGGACGACTGCGGACCGTCATCCGCCGCCGCCGCGGCGTCGTGGGTTCTCGGAAAGACGATCACGGCGCGCGAAGGTATCGCCGCGAAGGAGAAGGCGACAGGGACGACGGACGTTCAGGGCGTCTCGGATAACGGATCGAACCTCCCGCAGCTCCTCCGAACGGTTCGCGCACTCGGCGCGGACGGGCGGTATCCGTCCTCGTGGGATGATGCGATCGGCGCGGGAAAGAAGGGCGCGGCCCTGATCGTCAACGTCTCGAACGGGCTCTCGCCGTTTTATGACGGCGTCAAGATGTCGAAGTGGCATCGTCAGCTCGTCAAGAAGAATCCCTCGGCGAACGGCTACGGG